TGGTATGAAAATGAGAGCTCAAGTCATTAAGAATAGACTTGGACCTCCTATGAGACATGCTGATTTTGAACTTTACTTTGAATCAGGAATTGATGATGATGGTAGTTGGTTAAAAGTTATGAAAGACCACAATCTTGTAAAACAAGGTGGAGCGTGGTACACAATGAACAATCAAGATGGAAAAGAATTAAAATTTCAATCTAAAGATTGGAGTGAACAACTTAAAGATGGGGAGTTTAGAGAACACTGCTACAACTTAATTTGTGATAAAGTAATTCTTAAATATGAAAAGAATTTCGGTATTGATGATGTAGTAGTGGAAGAAGAACCTAGTGAGTAATGAAAAATACCTTTCTATATTCGAAGAGATAAAGAAAAAAGGCGGCACATTAGACGACGGGAATCCAAACGATAAAGTACTGATAATAGATGGCTTAAATACTTTCATAAGAGTATTTAGTGTTATACCAACGACTAACGATGACGGAGTTCACGTTGGTGGAATGGTTGGTTTTCTAAGAAGTATTGGTTACACTATAAATATGTTTAGGCCCACTCGTGTCATCATAGTATTTGATGGTAAAGGTGGGTCTACTCGTCGCCGTAAATTATATCCAGAATATAAACAAAACAGAAAAACAAAGTATAGAGTAAATCGTTCTTATGATTTTGCTTCTCAAGAAGATGAGAAACAAAATATGATTATGCAATTACAACGTATTGTAGAATATTTAGATACATTACCAGTAACTGTATTGTCGTATGATAACATTGAAGCAGATGACACTATTGGTTATCTATGTAGACAGGTTCTCACTAAATCAGAGATAACCATTATGTCTACAGATAAAGATTTTCTTCAGTTAGCTAATGGTAGAATAAAAATATGGAGTCCAACTAAAAAGAAAATGTATGATGAAGATGCAGTGTTAAATGAGTATGGTATTTCATCACATAATCTTATTTGGTATAGAGTATTAGATGGTGATAAATCAGATAATATAAAAGGTGTTAGAGGTTTAGGATTAAAGACCATACAAAAAAAATTACCATTTTTGAGTGAAACTCGTATAGTTGAGATGGATGAAGTTATTACAGAATTACCAGAATCAAAAGATATTATAGAATTGAATTACAAATTAATGCAATTATCAAATGTAGATATTTCAGGTTCTACAAAAACAAAAATAATGGAAAGAGTTAGAGAACCAATCAATAGGTTAATAAAATATAAATTTCAAAAAATGTTTTTAGAAGATAAGTTATATTCAGCACTTCCAAATCTTAATAGTTGGTTACTTACTAATTTTAATCAGTTGAATCATTATGCTGAGAAGACACATGAGTGAAACATTAACACAATTTGGAACATCGTTTCAATCTAAGATTATAGCTTCGTTGATGGGAGATGTAAAATTTATTCAAACCATTAGTGATATAATTAATCCATCAATGTTTGATTCAGATTCAAATAAATGGTTAGTAAAGAGTATAGTAGATTATTATTATGAATATAAAAAACAACCTACACTTGAAGTCATAAAATATAAGATAGATGAAATAGAAGATGGTGTATTAAAATTAGGTGTAGTAGATAAATTAAGAGAAGTTTGGAAAAACATAGAAGCGACAGATTTAGAATTTGTACAATCAGAAACACTTGACTTTTGTAAAAATCAAACATTAAAAAGTGCTATACTTGACTCAGTTGATTTATTAGAAAACAAAGATTATGATGGTATAAAATCTATTATAGATGAGGCTATGAAAGCCGGTACTACAAGAGATTTAGGACACGATTATATCGTATCATTAGAAACACGACTTGCAGACTCTGCTAGAGTAACAGTTAAAACGCCTTGGGATGTAGTTAATGATATAATGGATGGTGGTTTAGGGGCAGGTGAACTTGGAGTGATTGTTGCTCCAGCTGGTATTGGTAAATCTTGGACATTACAAGCTATAGGTGCTAATGCTTTAAAAGAAGGTAAAACTATAGTTCATTACACTTTAGAATTAAATGAAAATTATGTTGGTTTAAGATATGATTCTATATTTACAGGAGTTACTACATCAAATATAAAATACTATAAAGATGATGTACAAGCTAAACTCTCAAAACTTCCAGGTAAATTACTAATCAAGTATTTTCCAACTAAAGGAGCAAGTGTACAAACATTAAGTTCTCATTTAAAACAGATTGAAATAAGTGGTGAAAAACCAGATATGGTAATAGTTGACTATGCTGATATATTAATGCCTGTTGGTATATTTAGAGAAAAAAGACATGCACTTGGAACTATCTATGAAGATTTAAGAGGATTAGCTGGTGAGTTAGAATTACCGATATGGACAGCTTCACAAGCTAACCGTTCCGCTCTTGAAGAAGATGTAATTGGTGCTGATAAGATTGCAGAAGATTATAGTAAAGTTATGACTGCTGACTTTGTTATGAGTATGAGTAGAAAAGTAGAAGATAAGATTGCTAATACAGGTAGATTCCACGTGATTAAAAATAGGTTTGGTATTGATGGTGTTACTTATCCTTCAACAATAAATACAAATATTGGTCAAGTTCAAATATTTGAAGGTAGTAGTCAGTTTGGAAAAAACGCCCAAGGTAAGATGAATAATAGTCAAGAGTTCTTGAGAAAAGAATTAAAGAACAAATATAACGATATGGAAAAAAACATTGACGGATTTGAATAAATACTAAATTAAGTTCAGTATATATTATATTTATCATTGTTACAAGAAAAATAGATTACAATAGGAGTTTAGGTTGATGGAAAAGTTCAAGTTATCAGAAATGTTTATAGACAAATTTAAAAGAAAAAAAGCACCTTTTGGTTTCAATGGGTTAGGGGAATTGGTTTATATGAGAACATATTCTCGCATCAAAGAAGATGGAAAAAATGAGAGATGGTGGGAAACGGTTCAGCGAGTAGTAGAAGGAACTTATTCTATGCAAAAAAATCATATTGAATCACATCAGTTAGGTTGGAACGCTTGGCAAGCACAAAAGTCAGCTCAAGAGATGTATGAACGTATATTTAGTATGAAATTCTTACCACCAGGACGTGGTTTATGGGCTATGGGAACAGCAATCACAGAAGAGAAGAATCTTTATGCAGCACTAAATAATTGTGCTTTCGTATCTACAAAAACAATTAAAGAAGACTATTCAAAACCATTTTGTTTCCTTATGGATGCAAGTATGTTAGGTGTTGGTGTAGGATTTGACACAAAGGGTGCTGGTGAAATAATTATTAAAGGTATTAATCACGATAGAACAGAAGAAACATTTCAGATACCCGATACAAGAGAAGGTTGGGTAGAATCACTTAAACTATTATTAGAGAGTTATTTTCACGGAACTGCATCTGTAAAGTTTGATTACTCAATAGTACGTCCGGCTGGTGAACCAATCAAAGGATTTGGTGGTGTTTCAAGTGGACACGAACCACTACAAGAGGTACACGAAAGTATTCGTGGTGTTTTAGAAAAGAATAATGGAGACCCAATCACCATCACAACAATCGTAGATATAATGAATCTTATCGGTAAGTGTGTTGTAGCAGGTAATGTAAGACGAACTGCAGAAATTGTATTTGGTGATTCTGATTCAGAAGAATATTTAGATTTAAAAAATTATAAAGTAAATCCACACCGTGACCAATATGGTTGGACTTCAAACAATTCAGTATTTGCAGAACTTGGTATGGATTATACTGATATATGTAAAAGAATTGCAGATAACGGAGAACCTGGACTTGCTTGGTTAGAAAATATGAGATATTATTCTCGTATGAAAAATGGTGGGGATAACAAAGACCATAGAGTAATGGGTGGTAATCCTTGTCTTGAACAATCACTTGAATCATATGAGTTATGTTGTTTAGTAGAAACATTTCCAAACAATCACGATTCATTAGAGGACTATCAAAGAACATTGAAATATGCTTATCTGTATGCTAAAACGGTAACACTTGGTAGAACACATTGGTCAGATACTAACAGAGTTATGTTACGAAATCGTAGAATTGGATGTTCAGTAAGTGGTGTTGCTCAATTTATCACTAATCGTGGATTACACGAATTAAAAGATTGGTTGGAGAGTGGATATGATATTATACAAGAATGGGATAAACAATATAGTGATTGGTTTGCTGTACCAAAATCTATCAAGACAACTTCAGTTAAACCAAGCGGTACAGTTTCCTTATTGGCTGGTGCTACTCCAGGTTTACATTATCCCGAAAGTCGTTTCTATATTCGGAGAGTAAGAATGTCTAAATATTCAGAACTTATAGAACCACTAAAGAAAGCAAAATATAAAGTTGAACCAGTATTTGGTTCAGAAGATACAACAATGGTAGTTGAAATTCCAGTTGATGTTGGAGAGGGTATAAGAACTGCGGGTGAGTTATCCATATGGGAACAATTCAGTTTAGCAGCATTTATGCAACGACATTGGGCAGATAACCAAGTAAGTTGTACAGTTACATTTGACCCGAAAACTGAGGGAGAACAACTTCCTCACGTATTAAATTATTATCAATACCATCTAAAAGGTATTTCA